AAAGGAGGGAGGTTGGGTTCCTGTGTACCAACAAATAACGGGCATTACTACAGTAGTAAAAACGTTATTGCCTGAGACCCGACTGGTTGAGTCGGTTCTACTTTCGTAGCAGCACCACCTGTGTCTCATCACCTTAACTAGCGGTTGCCAGTAAGTTTATTCAGTCACTCCCATGTTGCGTCCAACATTAATAATATATCAGTACTCTAGTAATTTGTCAACAAGTATTTTTACTTAAAAACTTGCTTCAAATATTTCCCCCTTCTCACATACATCTCCTTCGCACATAGTGTACGTTAGATCATCTTTAAAATAAGATCTGTAAATTCTTCCCCATATAACATCAAACTCTTGTTGGTTCAAATCTTTAAACAGACACTTGTCTTCTAGGTATATGTGATATGTTTTCATTGTTGCTGCTCCTTTTGTTGCTGCATCTTCTTTTCCATTTCCCACATTGCTTCTGCACTACCTTCTGGTGGTGCTTCTTGACCTGCTCTGTCTAAGAGTCTATCATATTCTTCTGCATTATCGATGATTGCTCTTTTCATTTCTTCAATGTCCCAAGCAATCTCTTCCTCTGGTCTAGGATTCTCAAAGTTTAAATCCTGCGAAGGTGTCTTTGGTGACATCTTGTTTGATTCCTCCGACGACATAAGATTCGATCTCCGTTTCTTGTGGTGCGTTCTGTTGTCCTTTTGAATTTAACCAATGCTCAGTCCAAGGTAATGGATTGTTTCTCAATGGTTGATTATAAAGAGGTGTTAAACCAATCGCTTTCATTCTACGATTAGCAATCCACTCCACATAATTATATAACAATTTAGCATTTAAGCCAATCATACTACCATCTTTAAATAGATGTTCTGCCCATGCTTTCTCTTCGTTAACACAGTTCTCAAACATCTTAGTAACAGTTTGCTTTTCTTCTTTAGCTATTTCTACCATGTCTGGATCATCACCCTTCTCCCAGTTCTTTAGTATCTGTTGAGTAAGAACTAGATGTTGTGATTCATCTCTAGAGATAAGAGATAGTATCTTTGCTGATCCTTCCATTAGTTTGAGTTCACCAAAGGCAAAACTACAAGCGAAGGAGACATAGAAACGAATACCCTCTAGGATATTAACATTAGAAACTGCAAGATATAATTTTCTTTTTAAATCTTTTACTGTCCATTGTGATGTAGGAGATCCTTTCCAGTCCTTCTTCCACAAGTTACTCTGATCATATTCATGAGCGTAATTAATAAAGTCATCATAAGATGAGGTTACAGATTCTGATCTTGACATTATATTAGGATCATCAAGAATAGTATCAAACACCTCTGAAGCATCTGCATATACATTCTTAATAATATATGTGTAAGATCTACTGTGTATCATTTCCATGAACTGCCACACTTGCATACATGCTTCTAGTTCTGGTAATGAACAGTAAGGTATAAAAGCCATACCTGGTGCACGTCCTTGTACACTATCAAGCATAATCTGATACTTTAAATTACTGGTAAAGATATGCTTCTGGTGATCAGTCAATCTTTGATAGTCAGCACGATCTTTTTGTAGAGACACTTCTTCTGGTCTCCAAAAATATCCTAACTGTTGTTGAGTTAACCTATCAAATGTAGGATACTTATAGTTATCATAACGTTGGACACTTAATGGTGCTCCAAAGAACATAGGTTGTTTAGGGGTTTCTACTTTCACTCTGTTAAATACTGTCATTCCTTTTGGTTCAGATCTTACAGGACTCACACTCTTCCTCCTCGGTGTTTAATAGGTTGTTTATTAGGCATTCAACTGAATCGGTTTGAGTTGCGACTTCATCCCCATCCTTTTTAGCATCATATGTATTTTGATAATAAGATGTCTTCCATCCATACTTGTATGTTGTTAGAAGATCATTAGCCATCACTGATACAGGTACTTCATTATCAGGATAGTGCTCTGGATTATAAGACCAGTTACCACTTATCGCTTGATCAAAGAACTTTTGCATTACAGCAGCGATTTTTATATATCCATCGTTGGATTTCATATCCCATAACAAAGTATAATTATTCTTTAGGGTTGTATAAGACGGAACAATCTGCTTAAGAGGTCCTTTTTTTGACTTCTTAATGGACAAGTAGTCTCTAGGTGGCTCGATTCCATTGGTTGCATTTGACACAACGGAACTGCTCTCCGAAGGCATTTGTGCGGACAAAGTGCTGTGCCTGAGTCCATACTCCTTGATCCTCCCCCGTAAATACTCCCAATCACATGATAGGTCATTTGGAATTATATCATCCACGTCGTTCTTATATGTATCTATCGGAAGGATTCCCTGAGCATATTTTGTCTTACCGAAATAACCGCATGCACCTTTTTCCATAGCAAGTTGATTAGATGAATGAAGTAATGCAAACTGAAATCTTTCAGTAAGATCATGTACTAATTTTACTGCCTCTTGTGATTCATACTTAGCACCGTTCTTAGCAAGGTAATGTGCTAAACCAATGTATCCAATACCTAATGATCTACGGTTGATTGTAGAGTGTTCTGCTGCCTTTACAGGGTAATCCTGATAGTCAATCAATGCATCTAATCCTCTGACTGCAAGATCACATAGGTCATCTAGTTCATCAAGTCTATTAATTTTACCTACGTTGATAGCAGATAGAATACACAAAGCAATCTCACCATCACCATCTATATGTTCTATAGGATCTGTTGGTAATGTGATCTCCTGACATAGATTACTCATATTAACTTTGTCTTTAAATGATGAGTGACTATTACAATGGTCAATATTCATCAAGTATATACGACCTGTCTCTGCTCTCTCCTTGAGCATACTAAGGATTAACTTCTGTGCACCTATAGTTTGTTTAGGAATTGATTCATCTTGTTCATACTGTTCATATAATGCATCAAACTCTGGAGTTCCAAATGCTTCATACAAACCTGGTACAGCATGTGGTGAGAACAAAGTTATTTCAGCGTCTGCTAGAAATCTTTTATAAAAGATCTCACTTAGTTGAATACTATAATCTAATTTTCTTACTCTATTATCTTCTGTTCCTTTATTATTCTTAAGGACTAAGATGTCTTCTATTTCTTGGTGCCAGATCGGGAAGTGGACTGTTGCTGAACCACCTCTGATACCGTTCTGCGTACAACATCGTACAGTGCTCTCGAATTTTTTAAGGAAGGGGACGACACCAGTATGTTGAACTTCTCCACCCCTGATTTTACTGTTGATGCCACGGATCCTACCTGCGTTGATACCAATACCTGCCCTCTGAGCGACATATTTGCCAATAGCCATATCACTGCTAAAGATACTATCGAGGGTGTCATTAGCATCAACCAAAACGCAACTTGCAAATTGACGAATGGGGGTTCTAACTCCTCCCATGATTGGTGTTGGGATGTTGATTTTGTGTTTTGAGATTGCGTCATAATACTTTTTGATGTACTCCAGTCTATAGAACTTATCGTCATCTTGAAAGAGAGTAGCAGCAACCATCATATACATGAACTGTGGTGTCTCAAAGACTTTACCAGTGCTACGATCTTGTACCAAATATTTATCTACTACCTGTCTGATACCTGCGTATGTAAATAGGTAATCTCTATCATGATCTATGTAAGAATTTAATAGTTCCCACTCTTTGTCAGTAAATTTTTCAACTATACTACCATCATAAAGATGCTTCTCAACACAGAGATCTACATGTGATCTTAAAGTAGGATGATCATCAGGATGACCTTTATATACTTCCTTTCTTAATCCAAATAAAAGAAGTCTAGCAGCAACATACTGATAGTTAGGATTCTCTAACGTAATTAAATCATTAGCAGAACGAATAAGAATCTCTTGAATGTCTTCTGTTTTAATACCATCAAAGAATTGAATACCAGAATTCATTTCGACCTGTGATTCTGACACACCTGCAAGACCTCTGCAAGCATGTTCAACTATATGGTGTACTCTTTCTAAGTCTAACGGTGCAGTCTCACCATTTCTCTTAACTACGTTTGTCATACCTTTTTCCATTCAGTTAGTTTAACCTTTGCTTCAAGCCCTGAGTATGTATTAGATTCTACCAGAGACTGAACGTTATGTCCAGCTAGATGCATATCATTAATGTCCTTTTGTTGTAAATTTCGTGGCCAAATTACTACCTTATCTCCTCGACCAATGGTCTTGTCGATTCTTTTAACGATTTCTCTGTTACGAGGTTCGTTATCATAAACCCAAATATAATCGCTCCAATTATACGACCTACAATCAACGTCGGAGCCAGCCATAGCAACCGAGTTCTCCAAGAAGAGCGAGTCGAATGGTCCTTCGACGATGTAAACTTTTTCATGTGGATTTATTCTATGAAGTCCATAAACTTTTGATTCATTTTCGTCCAACATGATAGTAATATATCTTAGTTGGTCTTTAGGGTTTAGTGATCGTCCTTGGAATCCGAACCATTCTCCTTCATTATGTCCTCCATTTTCTTTTTGGTTTGGTTTAATGAACGGGATAATGATTCGACTGTGATCGTTCTTGATTTCGCTAAACGATGGTTTCGTTTTGTTAACCCAAGTACAGAATTGCTCTGTGAAGAAGAGCTCGGACCAATATTTTTTAGGAATTTGTCTAGAGACAAGATACTTTACGGCAGGGTGCGAATTATTTAGATCCGCAATACTTTCGAGGTCTTCTTTTTTCTTAAAGACTGGTTTATTAAATGATGGTTTAGGAACATATGATCCTTTACCAGAAGTACCACTCTTATATCTCTCCATGATATATTCATCATAGAGATCTTGAGCGTTGTCCTTTAAAAAATTAGGCAGAGTTCTACCAACACCACAGTTGTGACACTTATATACCAAATCTGTCTTAAGACGAAAAAAATAACCTCGTGCCTTGTTCTTATGCTTCTGTGAATCTCCACAGTAAGGGCAACGAAAGTTATATAAGTCTTGTTTTTTCCTAACAAACTTGTCTAGTCTGTGAGAAAGTAAGTTTACGTAATGTGCGTCAACAAATTCAGTCAATAGAACGAACTATCTGTCCGCTTATCATACTTGTATTAGTATTATTTGTCAAGTTTTTAATGAGGGCTTGTCCTGGTGCAGACACCATGAAAGATACAACAGCAAGACCACCAAAAATAGACCACATCTTCTTCTCCATGACCTTAAGGCGGTCATCAACCTTGCGTATATCCCTCTCGCAACCTTTTTTAATTGCATTTGTTTCTCTATTAAAATCTTTGTTTAAATTATCCAACTTCTCAAACAGAACCTCGTCTACTTTATCTTGTTTATCTAACTTCTCGTTATGTACAGCAAGAATTTGACCCATCTTCACACTATTGTCTTGAAGAGTGTCAACAACTTTTTCTAACCTTTCAATTATAGCAGCATTTATATTGTGCTCAGCCATTTATCTTGTCTCGTCTTGTTCTGTCCCTGCTCTCGCTTGTTTTTTTAAACTCTGTGTTTTCATTTGTAGTTGCTTCTGAAGTTGTTGCTTCTTAAGCATAACTTTTTTCTTTTCAATAGCAACTTTTGCTTGTGCTTGCTGATTCTTAAACTTCTGTTCTAATTCTTCCTTAGCATATAGACGTTTGTTTGCCTGAGCAGTAGTGTCTACATTCTTCATGTGTGCCATACGCTTGTCCATAAAGAACTTGGCAGCGTTAGCTGGCATGATACGTTCAATTTTTATATCACCTCTGTATCGAGGATTTATAAGAACACGTAATTTTTGTGTCAGTTGTGCAGGTGAGTTTGCATATACTATAGTTTCACCGACCTTTGGTATATTAACTTTATATTGAAATAATCTAGAACGACCACTCATATCAATAGGGCGATCAATTTCATTATCTTCTTTGATTTTTTTTCGCTTCATGACTTTTTTTCTGAACTTCATGACAGGATCAAACCCTGCGACTGGACCTTTAGGAGCCGACGCACCAGTAAAACCAGTTGTCATCATTTCTTCGTTCATATGTTTAGGAGTTCGTCGTTAATGTCTTCATCAACTTCCAAGTCTGGAAGCATCCCTACTGGGTATTTATTCAAATACATTAGTATAGTTTTTAAGATAGACCAATACTCTCTTTCAAGTCTATAAAAGATAAGGGGAGTAGCTGCCTCGCCAAATACATTATAAAGGATGATAAGATGGTTAATAATAAGATGAGTCCTCAACGGACCCCCTCTAACATAACGTTTTAAGAGTCGTTTTAGATACTTAAAACGTTTCATGTCTTCATCAAAATCCTCACGTGTAACACAATGAGGATTTTCATAATGTTTTATGGCGAACAGAATGTAAGTTTCCTCATTCAGTTCGTCAAATTTCATTTATTATGTTGTTGTAATTGTCTTAGTAGAACCAGAACCACCTGCTCCTATAGTATCACCTAGAACGAATACTTTGTCAGATGCGGTTGAAGTACCTGCATCAACGATTGTTCCAGAGATTGTCTGAGCACCGATAGTATGTACTTTACTTGCTGCAGCAGCTGTAAAGTCAAACTCAACACGGTTTGTTCCTGTTCCTCTAGCATATGTAGCAGTGATACTAGCACTATCAGTAGTATTAGTTACCACAAGAGTAGCACCTGCTGTAACATCAACTAGTTCGTTGTAGATAACCACAACTGTTCCAGTCGCTGCTGCTGCATATGTTGTACTCTCAAAGAATACTGCAGTAATATCAGCACCGCCAAGTGTATTAGTTCCTCTTGAACCTGCTCCAACCAAACCATCAACTGCGACTAAAATCTCATCCCAGAATTCAGTTTGATCTCCTTTCTTATAGTGACGAAGAACCCATCCGTCTGCGGTTGCAAAGATATTTGATGGATCAACTGCTCCACCTCTTACAGCCCACTTCGGCTTTGCTTCATCAGCATCGGTTACACCATACAGTGCCATTTTTCAGTACTCCTAGCTTATTTCTATCTAAGATTATTTATAAAAAATAGGGGTTTCAAACCCCTTATTTTAGTATGTTTAACTACGTGATTCTAAAGCAGACTTAACTGTCTCTAATAGTTTGTCATCAGCAGTAGTTTTAGTTAGTTTGACTGCCTTTTCCAGAACGATAATGCAAAGGTCGATGAGTTTCTCACCCAACTCTCCGTCATCTGGAACTTTACTTACTGCGTCTGCAACAATTTTCTTAGCGAATGGTAATAGAAATGATAACATGATCTAATAATAATTACTTCACACTATATATCAGACTAAGCGTATACTTTTTTACCACCCTTCATATAACCTTCACCCTTCTTATCTTTGAACTTAATTCCTCTAGGATCTCTTACCTTTTCCTTTGCTTTTCTACCTGCAGCAACTATCTCACGGTATTTTTTCTTACCATGTTTCATGATCTGATTCTTTTTCTTTAGTTCTGCCTCTTTCTTTCTACTAGCAGCCCTATATTTCTCGTCATCAAAGGTGTCACCATACTTCTCTTGAAGTATAACTGGATTAAATTCGTTAGGTAGTATATTCATATCTTTATTATAGCACCTAAGTTCCTAAACCGCGACCCTTGTCATAATTTTTCTTTCCACCGTAACGTGCCATAGTGTCTACGTAATTTTGTGTAGACTTAAACCCACGTTTCTTAGCGTCTGCTGTAGTTTGTTTCTTTTGATCTGCGGCTTTTTTATACTTACCAGTACCAGCATCAGACTTAGCACCCTTTACTTTCTTTTGTTGATTGCTACCACTTCTCATGATAGCACCTTTACCATACTTTGCTGTAATAGATGCCTTTACTGCATCTAATGCAGCATCTTTTTTCTTAGGTGTAGATGGTGCTTTAGTTCCACCCTTTACGTAGTTACCAGTTTCTTTTTTATATCTAGTTGCTTCGCTGAATTTGTCAAGTATTGTTTCTTTTTCTGTTGTTTTTTCTGAAACTTCTTCTTGACTTGCATAAGCATTCTCCTGAGTATGTACACTATCTATAAGTTTTAAAGTTGAGAACCTTTGTAAGGTTTCACTCTCTGAACACTTCCACTTTCTAAGTGCTAGTGCCTTACGAGTTGGTCTACCTTTCTCATCTTTCATAGGTCCTTTTACTCCACCCATTCTTGCACAGAATGATTTTTTTCTGGGACCTCCCTCTGGTTGTGGTGCTTTTAAATCAGAACCAGGATTTTCTCTTTCATAAGATTTCCTGCCCTTCTCATTTAAACCACCTTCTTTGTTCTTACCTTCCTTACGTTGCCATGCTGCAGTCTTTGCTTCACTAACAGGAGGAGGAGTTCCTACTGATGGAACTGCATCTTTCTTTTTCTTCTTATCTTTCTTAGCAAATGCAGCCATAGGACCTGATGGTACACCTGATCCTTTAGTTATTCCATAAGAAGATCCTTCTTTAGTAACACCTGCCTTTGATCTTTCTTTCTCAGCAAATCCTTTGATGAGCATCTTTAGTTTTGCTCTCTTACCATATGGATTTGGACTTTCCACCACTTCTAGTGTTTCTTTATTCAGTTCAACTTTCTTCTTACCCTTTGCTTTAGGAGTGCTACCACAACTTGCTTCGTCTACTTTCTTTTTACTAGGCATCTTTGCACCAGACTTATGTCTATGAACACCTGCTTCATCTCTATAAGTTTCATTTTCCCTTCTTGGTGTTACATAACCTACACCTGGTACTACACCAGTTTTACCTGCGTCTCTTGCTGCGTTCCTAGCTGCTGCTCTTTTGGCTGCTGCCTTTCTATTTCTATCATATGAAGACATCTTTTCTTTTAATGTCTCCTCTTTCATACCTTTAGTTTTTACACCACGTTTTGCTTCGTGATCTGCTCTTCTATCTTTTCTGATACCACCACCTAGCTCATGTGATCCATGTGGATTACCATATCTCTTATCTCTAACGGTTGCTCTCTTATAGTCTGGGGTCTTCATGTCAACCTTTGCTTCAGCAACCTCTACATCTTCTCTTTTATATGCAGGAACTTTTGCACCTTTAACACCACGACGGTCTTTGTGTTCTTTCCTACGAAGTTCAATAGTTTTACCTCTTTTACCCTCAGAATCAAACATACCAGGCTCACCATGACCAGGTCCTTTCCTTCTATAATTTCTTATAGATGCTTTACCATAATCCGAACGACCTTTATCTACCTTTGCTTCGGTTACATCGTCTTTTTTAGGATTGATAAGGACTTTAGACTTTTTCTTTTCAGATAGAGCTTTAAATCTCAGCATTATTTTTTTCCTAATCTTTTTTCAGCTTGCTTTTTATATAAACGCTTTGCTTGCTCTAGCTTAGATACTGCTTTTTCTTTGTTTCCTGCTACTGCTGCCTTACCTCTTTCTACCTCTGCCTTCTTAGAAGCTTTAAGTGCTAGGTCTGCTGAGATTTCAGTAACCATCTTTTTCTTTTTCTTCTTACCGTATCCTTCTTCAACCTTTGCTTCTGGTTCTTCTACATCTTCTTTCTTACAATCAGGTACTGCTTTACCACCTTTCATTTTAGTTCCAGTTGCCTTGTATCCATCCCAACAAGATTTCTTCTTAGGATCTCTACCAATATTCTTACGTGCTGTTGCTAGTGTAGCTTCATCTACTTCTACCTCTTCCTTACGGGTATCTTTCCCGTCAGGTTTCAAACCTTTCTTCTTTTGAATAGCGTTATGAACTGCTCCTGCATGTTCTTTGGCACCACTTTCTATCTTACCATCGCCATCGTAATCTTTTTTTGCTTTCTCTTGCACCTGACGATATGCATCGCTCATATCAGGTAATTGTATGTCAGTAAAGGTCTTCATTGTCATTGCAGTACTTTCTCCTTTTTATTTATCTTCTTTAAGAATTGTCCAGGCGTTAATTTACGAACGTATGCATCTAAACTATCAGTTCCATACTCACGTTCAGATGGTTGTAACCAACCTTTGACTTCTACTAGGTCTCTTAACCAACTGCGAAATATATTATCGTGCTCATCAATAGAGATGACGTAATTGCTACCACGACTAACAACTTTAGAAATGATCCCTGTGTTGAGGTTCTCGACATAACTTCCTACTGAAAATAACGCTTCTGTAAGGTATGCTTCACGCAACCCCTTCGGATCTAATTTAGGTGCGATCTCATATAAATGAAACGAAACTTCACTAAAGTCATCTACACATTCTTCCATCTTCATTGCTCCACGCAACGTATTATACAGTTCCTGACAGTCTTTTGGCTTTAAACCCTTGGGACATCCCTTAGAAAACTCAGCATAATTGTCTTCAGCTGCAAACTTTCTTTGCTTAGATGCAGACATTCCTTCTACACCTTCACCATCAGGATCTCTATCACCTGCTGATGTTACTTTAATATTTTCAAATGTATATGCTTCACCGTTGTACTTTTGAGCTAGTGAATTAAATTCACTGACTCTATCTCCACCAACAACAAGGTTAACTTCACTATAACCTTCAGTATCTAATGATGTAAGAACATCAAAGATAGTTTTCATTTCGTCATTGGCGATAATAGCATTAGTATGATTCGGATATGCTTTATGCATAAATTTAACCTTCGTCGCAGGGTCAAGGGGGTTCTTCTTATCATCCTGCGTCCTTGAGGGGTATATTCTATACTCTCCATTTTTTGCACTCTCTGCTACTTTGTTTATGAGAGCTTCATGTCCTGTAGTAGGGGGATTAAATCTTCCAAAAGTAATAGATATGCTACCTTGATCGACCTGACCCTCGCCTGTTCCAGTTTCTTCTCCTCCATTTACTGCATCTCCTTTTGCTAAATCATCTGCCGATAGTGGCACAAGCTTTCCTGCTTTCGACATGTGTGTTACATTGCCTTGTTGATCGGCATACTTTCCGTAACCTACATGATGTAAATTTCTTTTTTCTGCTTCCTTTGCTGCCATAGATCTTTCGGCTTCAGCAAGGAATAGACTAAACTTTTTCATTTATGGAATTGAATAGAGTTAAGCTCTCATTGTTATTTATGCTTTCACGTCAAAGCGGAACGATATAGATGAAATACCATCCCTTGACTTCGCTCTTATATCTATCTTAGTTTTCTTAACCATTGCTGCAGCATACTTAGAATCCATTGCTACAAATGTAGTTGGTGATAACATATGTGTAGCAATAGCTGGCTTATTATTCTTAAAATAATTTCCTCCAGTCAGTGTTTCACCTATTAAGCATTGTAAAAACACAGGATCTTTTTTAAGATATTCATATAAATCTTTTATCAATTTAGGTTTATGATTTGCAATCCATATATCAAAATTTTTATCCTTCTTTATTTGACCTCTACTATCAACTAAGTCTGCTACTATATTTGGTCTTCTTTCTGTTGCCTTTGGTAAATTTCTTTCAGTAAGTAATTTAGTTGGTGCTGCTGCAATCCTATTAATAATTAATGCTAACTTCTTTCCTCTTTCACCAGGACAATATTTTGCTGTTTGTTCTAATGCTTTAGCAGTACTAGGACCTTCAGCACTTGATAACTGAACAGGACCTCTCATTTTAACTGAGCAATTATATTTTGTTATCCTATCTGTAAATACAATATCCGTTTTAGGTTCTGGATCTCCTTTAATACCTAACTCATCACTATGCTTTGCAGTTGATAATAAGTTTGCATTTTTTCTTTGAACTAAATCGACTGCATCTCTTGCCTGTCTTCCTATATCTCCATCATAAGGTTTAAGATTAGGATACTTATTCATCCTCTCTTGAAGCGTACTATATTCTACATCAGCACGAGACAAAGACTCATATACTATCGCCCATTCTAATTGTACACCTCTACCAGTAGCCATTATCTACCAAGTTTCTACTATACTATTTAGATTTACTTGTGGTGAAATACTTCTACGTATGATTCACACTTAGGACATGTAAATGTTGAATAGAAATCAAAGTCAGATTCTTCACCATCATTTATCTCATCCATACTAAAATCACAACCCCAGATCAGTTCAGTGCCACAGTGCCAACAGTTCATAGATCTCCTTCTTTTCTATTCTCTGAGTAATGTACATCAAACTCTCCATCAGGATATCTACTCTTCAACTTATCTACATTCATTTCTATTACTTCTTCTGGTGATACATCTAATGCTATACATGCCTGTATAAAATACCACATGATATCACCTAGTTCACGTTTCATGTGAAATAGATTCTCTTGACTAACTGGTTTACCTTGGAATAATATCTTCTTTACTATCTCAGTAAACTCACCTGACTCAGCACATAGTCCTAGTGCAGCAGTCAGTGCTCTGTGTGTTGAAAAATCTTTAGAGTATAAGTCTCTTAGACGATCTTGGAAATGACCACCATACTTACTTTCTTCTGATGTTACAGCATTAACAAACTTTGTATACTTTTTGAAATCAATCATACTTTAATTCAGCGAAGGATTTTTTACCAGAAATTTTCTTAATAATCTTATCTTCAACACCTGCGTCAACAAGATCTTTCTGTGCTTCATCAACATCATACAATCTCATCTTTGATCTGTCAACTCCTAAACAAAATCTTTTATTTAAAGTTGGGTCATAGTATCTATTCTTTAATTGTTTGACCATTATTTGATTCTGTTCCTCCAATTCCTCCGTAGAAATAAGAGCAAACATAAGATCAGCAGTTGCGGGAAGCCCAAAACTTTCGCTTGTATCAGTAAGATCAACATCACTACTCCCAAAGCCAGAACGAGTCGTCTGAGTAGCGGTGACGATAGGTACATTAGTTTCAACTGCAAGACCACGGAGTTCTTCTGCAATCGCTTTAACATAGGTATACGAGTTTACTATAGATCCTTTATACCTCTGGGAGGCACATATATTTAGATAGTCTATGAATATAATATCTGGATTAATATTTCTTTTTAGTTCTAATTCATTTAATAATGACTTGAAATGTCCTACATGTGCTGACGCTGTAGGATATTCTTTAATAATTAATTTACCTTGAGTCTTCTTACTCAATGCAGATATTTTATTCTCATACATTACTCTTGGTAAGTCATGTAATTTCTGAATAGGAACGTTCAGTAGATTAGCATCTATTCTTTCGGCAATTTTTTCTTCTGCCATTTCCATAGTAATGTAGAGAACGTTCTTACCTTGGAGCAAACAACTACTAGCGACATGGCACATAAAAAGAGACTTACCCACACCAGTCCCTGCAAGAGCAACGTTGAGAGTCTTGTTAGGAAGACCACCCTTTGTAATCTTGTTGAAGAACTCCAAGTCAAAAGGAATCTTTTCCTCAGTCTTATGGTAGAAGTCGTATCTTTCTTCGTAGTTTTGTAAGTAATCATGACCTACATTTTGGTCAAAGGAAACACCTAATGCATCACTTAGTATTTGTGGAATAGCCCCTTTATCCCTTTTATCATCTTGCCCATCAGCGATCTTAACTGACTCCATAAGAGATAGATAAATCGCTCTCTCCTGACACCATTTCTCCGTAGAATCCAGGATCCAATCCAGTTCTGCTTTCTCATCGGATAACTCACGTAAAACCTCCATAATATCTTTAAACTGATCCTCAGTTAGATCAGTCCTCTCTTGACACTCAATACTTAATGCATTCAGAGAGGGGAGTGCATTGTAATTTGTAATGTATTCATGAATCTCAGCAAAGATTATCTTATAAGATCGTACATTAAAATAATCTGATTTCAAAAAAGGTAATACCTTTCGGGTATACTCCTCATTTGATATTAGATTACTAAGTATGGTAAGTTCTAGATTCATGTGTAATGTAAATACGAACCAACAATATATTTTTTAGATGATACTGGTGGTAGTCCTGAGTGTCTATACTGCCAGTTGGCAGGGAATAAAAGTATTCTACCACACTTCGGTTTTATTGCAACGTTTAAGTTAGGAAAATTTGTTTCTCCTCCTTCTTCCACATCATTTAGATATAAAAACATAACTAGAAAACGTTTGGCAGAAGCATGGTCTCCAACATCAACATGATCTTTAAATTGATCTTTACCATTATTATCATACATCTTCATACGGAACTGTTCAAACCCATATTGAGCAGGGAAGTCAGCTCCTACATCCAAATAATTAATATAACTTTTAGCACTTACAGTTAAGATGTCAGATAGTCTTGCTTGAATAGACATCCATTTAGGATCTTTATTCAAATACCTTTCTGATATATTTAACTCTCGGAAAGTTGGTCGCTGCTCTCGATCAACATATATGCTGTCGGATTCATGAAATGTTTTGATGATAGTTTCACAAAAATCATTATCAAGTTTGTCATCATATGTCTTAATATAATCAGATAATCTAGTTGCCATAACCAAACTCTTTGGAAGCAGATTCGTCTAGTTTTTCCATTATTTCGGAGGTGAAATACGTTTCTGGATCCTTAAGTATTGCAGAAGGATATACAGTACTATCACCAACAATAATCCTATTTCCTTTGCGTTCAAAAACTCCATACTTTTCTCCTAATTCAAGTAAACCATAGTATCTGTCTAGACCTCGTTCATCATAGAAGAGTCTAGTTGTTATCTCGGAGTTTTCTTTGGTGAGTCTTGATTTAGCCGTCTTAGCTTTAATAAGGTTACCAACAACTTCTGTCTTATCCTTTTCTTTTTTCTTAGAAAGATAAATGATTGTACTCGCGGCATATTTGAGACCGCTACCGCCTCCCATTTCTTTAGTAGGGATATAAGATCCGACAACATCGTATGTATGGTTTGTGACTATAAGGGGAACATTCGCCTTACCTAATTTAAGAGTAAGGACTCTGAATATAGATTTCACTATCTGAGCACGAGTCATATCTCGTGTCTCTTTACCTGCTTCACTGTCCTCAATCTCCTTGGTGGTACTGAGCATACCAAGAGAGTCAAGAACAAACATTAGGGGTTTGCGATCATCTTGTTGTAGATATTTATCTAGAATTCTTATTGCTTGTGTCCTAAACTCTTGAACAGTAGTAATAGGAACAATTAACATACGAGAAGAATCTATACTTCTACTTTCAATTAACTCCTTAGAAAGGGCAGACTCCGACTCGAAGTAGATAACACCAGAATCGGGATCAGACTCAAGGAAATGTTGAACAATACCAAGGCAAAAATAAGTTTTACCAGTACTAGACTCTCCTGCAAGAGCAGTGATTTTGTTTCTTGGGATGCCACCATAGATCGACCCAGAGACAACAGCATTAAATATATGGCTACCAGTGTCGATAAAACCGCTTGTGTCACCAGCTGATACTCCGTCACTGACCAGTGAAGCATATTCATTGTCAATCTCCTTAGCAATGTCTTTTAGAAAATTCATTTAGGGGGAACGTTTATACAAATTTGTTATATGATTGGATCGCTTCTTGGATCTTTCAAACCATTCCGCTTCACCTTTATCATGGAATTCCTTTACCTGTGCATTCTCACCTGCTCCAAAAGATTTTTTGTATTCAACTATGTAAATGGTCATCCGAAAAGAAACTCCAAATTTGCTACTTTTTCTGACTTCCAACCTATAGTATCTAATATAACCTTTATCGGGTCAAGGAAACTCTTCTCAAATTGTAACTCATAATCCACCTGTTTGTCAAGTCCAAACTCCTTTGGAAATGTATTTAAAAATGACACCACGTTTTCCCCAAACTTATTAGGTGTCTTTAAATAAACAAACTTAATCTTTTCCCCATCTTGTATGAGGGGATACTTATGAGTTAAGTTATTTTTCTTATTGTAAAAGTTATATAACAATGCTCCACGCACGTGTATAGGTGTTCCTTTACTATAGATACTAGATTGATTCGCCCACTTATTTATCCCATTACATCCTCTTGGAAATGATATGTCCTCAACAGGTAACGTTGAGAATTTATCTCTAAAATCTGCAATAAAGTCTTGTGCTGCTTCTTCACTCTC